TATGTTTGGCACAACCTACATGGGTAATTGGAGCATGCGCAGAGCCGTTGATTGGCAATTGCGATTTTGTCTATTCCCCAAATACTGTTATCTAACAGGTGATCGCATTTGGTTCGAGTACGCATACTACGGTGAGAATTGGATTACTGGACCAGGTGAGCCTGTGGTAGAAAAATTATGGGTCAAACGTGATGAGTTTTTATTATGGCAACTAACTCAGTAACGTTACCATTTCCCAAAGGTGATGAATTTCGAAGGCTGTATGAAGCCGGTGGTTTTGCTATTGAAATTAAACATTGGTTAGAAGAACAAGGAATGGCATTGAATGAAGATTTCAATTGGCGCATCGATCCAGAAGCTAGAGAAATAACATTTACATTTACAAAAGAACAAGACGACAGTTGGGCAAGTTTATTAGCACTAAAATTTTCAGATAAGTAAGTGTTCAATGACAGAAAAATCCAATCGCCTTAAAGGAAGAGAAAGTTTTGATGCCAATGTAAGTGGTCAACTAATTCCTTTTTTCAATCGAAATGTATCGGAATACCCCACCGAGGCTAGCGGCCCAAAATTTGATTTAGTTCCTGTTAAACAACATAAAGACATTATGTTAAACAATGCTAGGCATTTTGCTCAGCAGGAATATGATCGTATTATGGAGTTAGTTGCGGTGTTAGAAAAACAAGCACAAGCAATTAAACGGCGATTAGACATAACCGATACTGTACATGCGGCAGAATACCAATTTGCATTATCGATAGGAAATTCATATTGGTTAGTTTACGATAACATAAAACAAAAAACGTTATTAGCACACCTAGGCCCGAATGATTGGTCTTCGACTGCTCCGACAAATTATGAATATATTGCAAAAGTAAAATGGTTAGGCGACAATACCTGGGAAGAAATAACAACAGATGATAAATGAAATTTTAAATATTGTATCTTTGGTATCACTAAGTACTATTATATTCATGGCGCTTATACTTTGGGCTCTTTGGATTTTGTATGTATCAATGATGAATATTGATCGAGCCGTGGAGCAAAAAGAGTTGCCATGGCAGGCTAAATTGATGGTATATCCTACAAAATTTGTGTTTGATCTAGTAGAGATCGTTGCAAATACTTTTGTTTGTACACTGATATTTTTAGACTTTCCTAAAGAATTTACAGTCAGCGACAGACTCAGACGATACCACGAAGACCAAAATCAAGCCGGGTGGCGCATGATTTTAGTAAATTTTGTAAAGCCAATGTTAGATCCGTTTGATCACAAAGGCCCACATATTTAAGGAACAGTTATGGGATTATTTGATAAATTTAGAAAAAAGCCGGAACCTGCACCAAAAGCAGAGCCTAAGGCAAAAAAGAAAACAGCAAAAGAAATTGCTACTGAAAATAAAGAACCGTATGTTGACATTGTCAGCGTAGAGCTCGATCCAGAAAATATTGGGCAAGGGGCTTTTGAAATCGATTGGAATGAATATTTTGTTGCAAAACTTATACGCTCAGGGTATAAAGGTAAAGATGACGAACAAATTGTTGACCAATGGTTTCAAGATGTCTGTAGGCACGTTGTTTTAGAAACATATGAACAATACGATGCAAATAATCCAAGACCACAAAGTGCCGTACAGAAAAAAAATATCGGCGGTGGCTTGACTGAGGTAAGTTAATGCCTAGTGTGTACACATGATACTGTATGTAAACGGTGACAGTCATAGTGCAGGGCACGATGCAGGCGGCCCTCAATTTGCATACGGGCGCCATATCGCCGATGCATTAAATTTTAATTATCTATGCGATGCTGAACCCGGTTGTAGCAATAGACGTATATTAGACAAAACAGAAAATTATTTAAAAACTAATCGTCCAGATTTTTTAATAATAGGTTGGAGTACGTGGGAACGTGACACATGGTATCATAACGGACAAGCATATAATATCACAGCATCTGGGAAAGATGTACTGCCGCCAGAGCTAAGAGACTCATATAAGCAGTGGGTAATCGAACAATTTAAACCTGAAATACAACAACAACAAGAATATAATGCACACAAAGAAATATGGGAACTACACCAACGATTAAAAAAATCAAAAATCCCGCATTTATTCTTTAATTGTTTTCATTATTTTTTTTATACTGACAGGCATAATCTTCCCAAATTTGATTGGGGCGATTTTTACTTAGATCCATATAGTCAACAGTCAACATATTACCATTGGTTAGAAAATGTCGGTTATAAGCCGGCTAATCCAAAATTTTATCATTACGGTCCAGATGCCCATAAAGCATGGGCCGAACATTTATTACCAAAAGTCAAATCAATTATTGACAACAATTGAATAATATGCTATTATTATTACATGCGATACTTACTTGTTGATACTGCCAATACATTTTTCCGCGCTCGGCATGCGGCACACCGTCAAAGCGATACCTGGGACCGACTAGGATTTGCTATCCATGTTACGTTAGCCAGTGTTAACAAAGCCTGGCGAGATCAAAAAGCAGATCATGTTGTATTCTGTTTAGAAGGACGTAGTTGGCGTAAAGACTTTTACGAGCCTTATAAAAAGAATCGTAGTGTTGCTCGTGCGGCACTGACAGAAGCCGAGCAAGAAGAAGATAAGTTGTTCTGGGAAACTTTTGACAACCTTAAAACATATCTATTAGATTCTACAAATTGTACAGTATTACAAAATCCACAACTAGAAGCAGATGATTTAATTGCTGGTTGGATTCAAAGTCATCCAGATGACGATCATATTATTGTTAGCAGTGATAGTGACTTTCATCAACTATTAACTAGTAAAGTAAAGCAATACAACGGCATTGCCGATGAACTACACACAATTGATGGTATCTTTGATAAAAAAGGCAAATTAGTTATCGACAAGAAAACTAAAGAACCTAAAAAGATTCCTGATCCAAGTTGGATTTTGTTTGAAAAATGCATGCGAGGAGATCCTACTGATAATATCTTTAGTGCTTATCCTGGTGTACGGACAAAAGGTAGTAAAAACAAAGTCGGGTTGACTGAAGCATACGAAGATCGACAGTCTAAAGGTTTTAATTGGAACAATTTGATGCTACAACGGTGGACGGATCATAATGGAGAAGAACATCGTGTATTGGACGATTATGAACGTAACCGTGTGTTAGTGGACCTGACTGCACAGCCTGACAATATAAAAGAAATTATTAAAGAAACAATTAAACAAAATTCTATTGTTAAACAAGTACCAATGGTCGGTGCTAAATTTTTAAAACTTTGTGGCAAATACGAGCTTAATAGACTAAGTGAACAAGCAACAAGTTATAGTGAATTTTTAAATTCAAGTTACAAAGGATAATAATCAAATGACGTTAGAAGCAAAAATTGTACTTAAAGACAAATACTGGATTGTCGAACAACAAGGGCAAAAGATTGCCACCATTCAAGCAGTAGAAGAAGGCGGCTTTGTTTATGCGTCATCAGAGGAACGCAAACGATATCCTACGATTAAACTTCTTTCGAAAGAACATAATATTGTTTTCGAACAACCGGCAAAAAAACCTAAATTGCCAATCGAGCATGAAGTATATGGTTACCCTGTTAATGGTAAACCGTGGAATGTGTTATATGATGTGAAACATAAATTTCCAGTCTACACAAAAACTAGCAAAAGTAAAAGTTTTTATTGTGCAGGACATTATATTGTAAAGTTCAATAATGGGTGGGTTAAAAGTTTTTGTCCTAAATTCATTACATTAAATCGTTACGATTATCAAGGCCCGTTTAAAACCAAACAAGACATGCAAGAACATCTGAGGATTGCAAATGGCAAATAATATAACGCTCAGTTTACATGTAAAAACCTTTAACGATAAAGTTAAGTTAATGAACCAAACTGGAAAACAAAGTTTAACATTAAGCGCACAAGAAGCACGTAATCTGCATAGCGACATCTTTGATTTGTTGACTCAATTTGCAAAGTTATCAAACCAAGTAAATTCCGACGGGAATCAAGCAATAAATGTTCAAATGGACGGGGGAACTTGGTAATTATATACGCACTTTTCAATGATAAATAAACAGTAACATAAATCAATCATGAGCAGACCTAAACCTAATGTTCTTGTAGAACACGTTAATAAAATAACTTACAAATCCGAACAGGTATTAAGTAGTGAAGGCATTTGGGCTGTTTTTTACGAGAACAAACCCATCAACTTAAAGTCCGGTAATAGTCTAATCAGTTATCCAGGACCTAAATACAAAAAGACCAGTTTTAGTAATCCTGGACATGCAATTAACTTAGCTAAAAAATTGAATGTACTTTTTAAAACTGATCAATTCACCGTGGTCTTATTAAAAAGTGGTGACCAAATCTTCCCTTAAAAGATATACACAAACTCAGTTAACTAAAATATTTTTAACTGCGGCTAATTTACCTAATGGTAAATTTAGTGAATTAAGATACGAATTGTGGTTTAATCCTAAAGACGGTGATTCAATACGTCTGAGCATGAATGGATATAAATTTGTATGTAATACACTAAAAATAAAATCGTACGAATTTCCATTAACAGAACCATTGACCAATTATAATCTATTACAATTAGATAGATACTTTCAAACAATGTATTATATATTGAATAATAAAAAGTTCTTTCTTTTTGATGAATCTGAAGCCAGTATGTTATCATTAATGGGCGGAGATTTAAAGACATATTTAGATAACTTAGAAATTAATACCTAAGTACTACCTGTTGTTGTAAAAATACAACAATCTTTTCGGTTGCTCAAAAATACTGTTTTCGAGTATAATATACTTTTACTAAGCAAAACAGGAGTTAAGCATGCAAGTTGGTCAAACCTACACCACCAAATCAGGTGGCACTGTTACTATCACCAAAACCGGTCTGATTCATCGTGCAAAGTCAGGTGCTTATTCAGGGCAGTTAGCAGAAAGTAATACCAATGTACTACCTGGTCAACCCAAGCGTGGGCGTGGCCGTCCTCGCAAAAATGCATAAATTCTGTTGTATTTGTGCAACACAACTTTTGGTTGCTCGAAATTCGTCATTTTGCTATAATATAGGCATAGTGTAAGAAAAGGAGTTCGAAATGGTTTCAATCAACGACATCAATCAAACTATTATTGCTGGTAACTTTACTAACGATCAATTGAACTCGATTGTTATGGCAATTAAATTTGCTCGCAATCAGTTGGTAAAAGAGAATCGTGGTAGCCTGGTTGTAGGCACCAAGGTCAAGTTTACTAGCAGTCGCACAGGCGCTGATGTGTATGGGACTGTGGAAAAAGTGAACCGCAGGTATATTGTGGTTCGCGAGAATGGTTTTAACACCCTGGGTGGTTCATGGAGAGTACCTGCTAATATGTTGGAGGCTGTATAATGGGGTTGGACCAATTCGCATATTGCCGTGCTAAGAAAGAAGGCAAGTGGGAAGATAGCCGTGAAATTGCCTACTGGCGTAAACACCCCAACCTTCAGGGTTGGATGGAACAACTCTGGGCCAAACGAAATCCTGATGACTATAATCCAGAAGGCAATAATATGTTCAACGGCGTTGAGTTGGAACTTTCTTGGGAAGATCTCAACGACCTTGAACGAGCAGTTACAGATGACCAATTACCGTCAACTAAAGGCTTCTTTTTTGGCGAAGACAGTGACGATTACTATAAGCAATCAGTATTAGAGTTCGTCCGAAATGCCCGAGCAGAAATCTTTTCGGGTTTGAAAGTTTTTTACAATAGTTCGTGGTAGTATTGTAAAAAAACTACAGACAATAATTCACGAATTAGATATAATATAGTTTTAGCAACAGAAAAGGAGAAACAATGTCTGCTACAGAACATCGCACCGTGACAGCCGAACAGGCTCGTCGTTTGATTACAAAATGCTTTGATAAGAAGCGTCCCGTATTTTTGTGGGGGCCTCCCGGTATTGGCAAGAGTGAAGTAGTTGCCAGTATTGCGGAAGAAAAACAAGGTCTGATGATTGACCTACGTTTGGCGCAAATGGAACCTACAGACCTGCGTGGTATTCCTTACTACAATAAAGACACTGGTTTGATGGATTGGGCACCTCCCATTGACTTGCCTAGTCAAGAAACTGCCAGCGAATATCCTGTAGTTGTCTTGTTCTTGGACGAGATGAACTCAGCGGCTCCTAGTATCCAAGCGGCGGCTTATCAGTTGATTTTGAATCGTCGTATTGGCAAATATAAGTTGCCCGACAACGTGGTAGTGATTGCGGCTGGTAACCGCGAAAGCGACAAGGGTGTTACTTATCGTATGCCTGCTCCGTTGGCTAATCGTTTCCTACACTTGGAAATGCGAGTCGATCATCCCAGCTGGGAAACTTGGGCTACGTTGAATCGTATTCACAAAGATGTAGTTGGTTACATTGGTTTTGCCAAACAGGACTTGTATGACTTCGATCCACGTAGTTCAAGTCGTAGTTTTGCTACGCCACGTTCATGGACTTTTGTTAGCGAAATTCTGTCAGATGAAGATGTTAACGAAAGTGATTTGACTGACTTGGTAGCAGGTGCAGTTGGCGAAGGTGTCGCGGTTAAGTTTATGGCACACCGCAAAGTTTCCGGACACCTGCCCTTGCCAATAAATGTATTGACAGGTAAAGAGAAAGAACTCAAAGTCAAAGAGATTAGCGCCATGTATTCATTGACAGTTAGCCTGTGCTATGAATTGCAAGATAACCTTGTTAAAATCGGCAATAAGCCTGATGCGGAATGGCATAGTATGGCAGACAACTTCTTCCGTTATATGATGGACAATTTTACTACGGAGTTGACTGTGATGGGTGCCCGTACTGCATTGATTACTTACAACCTTCCGTTTGTTCCAGGCAAGTTGAAGAACTTCGACGAGTTCCACAAACGGTTTGGCAAGTACATCGTTGCAGGCAATAGCGGACGTTAAGATTTCAGGGCATTGGCGCTTTCCTCCTTTCTGCCATGTAAGTCCCTAATCTAAAAGTAATACTCAAGTATTACTCGACAATAAATGACGTTTTTGCTATAATATATAAATGAACAAGGAGTTGAATATGTCTGCAAAAGATACCACAGTTAACAATCGTCAAGACGGCGGACGATTAACTGAAAACACCGATCCTGCATTGGATTATGCTGTTAGAGATAAACTTACAACTGCCCGAGTTGGGCTACTACTTCGTGCTCCATTCTTTGGTAACTTGGCTACTCGTCTGGAATTGATTAATGCAGATGCGTGGTGTCCTACTGCCGCTACCGACGGTCGCAAGTTTTATTACAATACCGAGTTTATAAATAAACTCAAACCCAAAGAACTTGAATTCTTATTTGGACACGAAGTATTGCACAATGTTTATGATCATATGGCTCGAGCTGGTCAAGAACGTGATCCCCGTTTGTTTAATTGTGCCGCTGACTTTTGCGTTAATGCGGATCTAATAGAGCAACGAATTGGCGACAAGATTACACCTTGCCTTTACGATTCAAAATACAAAGGTTGGTCGGCTGAAGAAGTCTACGACGACTTGTATGAAAATGCCGACAAGTATTCGTTAGAAGATTTGATCGAGCAATTGTTAGACGAACATATGGACGGACAGGATGGTGAAGGAGATGACGACAGCGACGACGAAAAGGATCCTA